CCGGAGTCAAAACTTGGCACATGCGTTATGGAGCTGGTGGTATAAGAAGTGACAATCAAATTAAGCAGTTTCATGACGACGAAGCTATATTCATGAGTTATATAAAAAAGTGGGGTGTTAAGACTAAACAAATTAAAGTAATACCATTAGATAGCGGTATTGGGGATCATTATGCTTTTAGGGGAGCGTTACCAGCAATTAAAGAAAGACATAAAGGTTCGAGACTTGTAATTGGCGCTTGTTATCCTGAAGTATTTGAAGGAGAAACCGATATTGAAATAATAAGCTTAGCAGACTGTGCCTCCCTTGTAAAAGTGTCTGAGTTTAATATATATGCTTGGATGGATAACAATAATTGGAAAAAATCTCTAACAGAAGCATACAAAACTGCTTACGCATCATGAAACAAGTATTAATTAGTCCATATGCTCAAAACCTGCGTAACGGTAAAATGAACCCTAAAAACTTTCCTTATTGGAAAGAATTAGTAGAGTTAATGAATAGCGCTGGTATTAAGATAATACAAATAGGTTCAAATAAAGATTCTGCGGTAGAGGGTGTAACCGATTTTAGGCAGAATTTATCTCTTATACAAATAAGAGATTTAGTAAAAGAGTGTGATACTTGGATATCTATAGACAGTTTTTTGCAGCACTTATGTGCATATTATAAACTTAAACGTGGTATTGTTATATACAGCAAATCAGATCCTAAAATATTTGGATATACTCGTAATATTAATATGTTAAAAGACATAAAATACTTAAGGGAACATCAGATGTGGTTGTGGGAACAAGAAGAGTATGACATTAATGCTTTTGTTAGTGCGCAAGAAGTATTGGATACGTTACTAAAATTATTAGACGGTAAGTAAGTATAGTCGTATGGCATACGATTATAACCCAACTATAGCATATACTAATGTAAACAGTGCTTCTGGTACAACGTTAATGTTTTTTAGTTTGACTGGGTTTTCTGTGTCTGCTACTAATCAATGGAACCCTAAAGGGCCTGATGCACCTAATTTAAACCAAGTACAACCTAAATGGTATATTAATGGTAATGGTTTTAATAATAATATTGTGTTATCGTTGAGTGGTCAAGGTACAAATATTATAACGGTGCAAGTAGCTGGTGGTACAGCACAGCCTGGTAGTTTATACACGTTTTCGTTAAACAAATATGCAGCACCATTTAATAATGCTCCGACTACGGGTCCTGCTGATTTCTTATCTACAAATTTAAACAGTAGAATTAAAAGCTATGATATGCTTGCAGAGCGCATATTCTTTCAACTAGGTGCACCTGTAATTAATCTTGAAATAGCATGTGTTGCAACATACGATATGATTGCTTATGCAATTGAGTTATATTCAAAGTTTGTACCTGGTACAGAAGAGTTAATTGTCTTTGATAGTAGTTTATACACAAAAGGGCAAGGTATAAAGTTAGATGCGCTAGTTAATAACCTATTAAACCCGGAGGTCTCGAACTTTACTTCTACATTCCAATCTGGTTGGGATGTAGACATGAATGACTATAGAAAAATCATTGATGTAACTTCGTTTAATGTAGGTACTAATAACGGGGTTAATACTCTGTTTACGATAGAGCAATCCATGGCACAACAGATGCATTTTGCGTATTCACTAGGTAGTAAAGCATTTGATGTTATATCGTGGCATATACTTAAAGATTGGTTAAAGACTCGAGAAAAAGTATTTGCACAACAACCTTATTTTAGATTCGATCCTCGCACACAGGTACTACGTATTACACCTGATCCAATGGTCGCTAACAAAGATAGATATTGGGCTACGGTAAGTTGTAAAATGGAAAGACCAATTAAAGATTTAGTTAAAGAGCGCTGGGTAATGGAGTATGCAAAAGCCCTTGTAAAAATTAATATAGCTAATACCCGTGGTAAGTTTCAAAATACTCAATTATTTGGTAGCGGTACTTTACAATATGATACATTAATGACTCAAGGTGTTACTGAAAAGAAAGACCTTGAAGATCAATTAATGAATAGTAAGCAAGAAGATCAAGAACCTGCAATGTTTTTCCTCGGGTAAATATTAAGTACCCGGTAAAGCGCTTGCTGCACCACCAGCTGGTTCTGGACTTGCTGGTGGTGTCTCGCCACTAGCTCCTGCTTCATTACCTGCTGGTGCCTCTCCACCGGCTGGTGGTAACTCACTACTACCGCCACCTGGGCCAGGTCCAAATGCTGGCGGTGTTCCACCACCACCCCCGCCACCACCACCACTTGCAGCTGCCGTACCTCCACCACCACCAGTAATACCTTCCCGCCAGTTAGTACCGGCATTAGTAATTTGTGTTAACTCAAATGCAAAAGCAGCATCTTTTTTCTGCCACTCTCTATTAACTTTTAAATCAGCGTCTGACCAATTCATATACTTCTTTAATGCATATGATTTAGACACTGCTTCAGTTTGAATAATATCACTTAACGTTTTAAACTTTAATTCGTGTATTTGAGCTTCTCTTGCAGCATGGAAATAAGTGGGCGGATTAAACGATATGTTTATATCATGCTCTTTAAGTTTATACTGATCCCACAAACCCTTGAGCTTCAAATGTGTAATATATGTTTCTTTTAAAGTAGAAGCAAATTGACGCTGGAAACGTATAATAAGTAAAGCAAACTTGAGTTCTTCTCTAAGAATCTCAGTACCATCAGCAAATTTAGCTTCTGGGTCTAAACGACTTGTAGGCACTCGTAAAGCTTTATAGAGTTTTTTAACAAAATAGTTTAAATCGTCTAATTGACCTAAATTTGCACCACCCTGTAACTGAGTAACGTCTGTACCTGTACCATCTGGGCGTTTTGCAAACCAATAACTATCTAACATTGACTGTGGGTCGTAAACATTTACGTTCGCACCTTGGTCATTATCGTATGTTCTACGTGACCAATAATTTTGCATTAAACGTTTCATATATGCTTCTGCTTTAGGTGCAGGCATATTTCCAACATCTACCTTAAATACTAAACGTTCTGGTGCTCTTACTAAACGATATACAACAATACTATCTTCAATTAAACTTAATTGTTTGTATGCACGTCGCGCAACCTCGAGATAAGGTAAGCGAATAGTTTTATGCTCGTTCCAAGTATGGGAATGAAAATACGTTACTTGATGTCTATCTAAAGGTATTAGTTCTTGCTTTGATGTGTATCTGTTATTAGTATCAATATCAATTTTAGGTTTACGTAACAAATAACCTTTAATTAACATATTTTGTATATTATCATAGATAGGATTAATATGCTCTGTAGGTATCTGTACTACACCAATAATACCAGCGTCTTGTTTCTTATCATTAATAATGTTTTCAAAGAAAAGTTCAGCATCAATTAAAATAGATCTAATGTATTCAAAACCTTTATTCTCTAAATTAAAATGCTCAATTAAATGATTGAAGTTTTTCTGTAATTCATTAACAATAACTTCATTAATACCCTCAGTGACTTTTAAAGTTGCATATTTACCTTTTTCGTCTTTTACTAAAAATTCATCTGAAATTTCGTCTAATGCATGACTAATTTCTGCATATGTAGCCATAATACGATAGTCAGCTATACGTTTAGGTTTATCTGTATCAATCAAAGCATAAAGGTAATCATGATACGCTTTGTTGATAACAACTCCCTCTAAAGAAGGAACCATAGGGTTGTCTTGAGCAGTAGAAACAGCTTGTTTGTATATTCTCTCTTTAACAGAACTAGTTACCTTATAGAAATCTTCAAATTTAGGATTTAACTCTTTTACATTGTTAATTACTTGATTGTTACCAGTATACGGTAATCTGTTTACAAAGTTATTGAAAGACCTTGTAAAGAAGTTAGGTTGTACGTTATCGGCCATTTAATTATATTTACGTTGAAAGGGTTGTTTATAAACTACTTAGTTATTGGGAGCTAACGACTTGTATACCAGAGACATAAGGGAATTGTGTGGTGAAGTATGAGTTATAAGAATCGGTTGTTAATTTTGAATAACCTGCATCATTAAGCACAATAACATCAAAAAACCCTAATGAGGTACTTGCAGGGTATACAACCTGTATTCTGTTATCGTTATATACAGTATAGCTTGTTGGTGGTGTTAAACCACTTAAAGATGGATATAGTGCAGATAATTTAGGAGAATTAGAGAAGGGGTTTATTGTTTGAGTGGCACTTACCGGTCCAAACATATTGTTATTACCGCTAAGATAAACAGAATTTGTATATTTTAAATTGGTACCGAAAAGGTTCAAATTATCTGAAGCGTTTAAAGGAGTCAACCAACGATCAACATATGGGGTTTGTGGCCGAGCTGAAACTGTGCGTGTTTCAGTGAGTGCGGGGTTAGTTATATAATCTATATTTGAAAATGTAGGTACTGCTGACACAGGGTTAAATGTAGAATTAGTTTTAAATATTCTACCTACTGGGTTTGCATCTGCTTTAAATAACCAACCCTTAATCGTAAAAGAAGTATCACATGATACGTGTGTCTGACTACTTGACTGTTGTTCAACTGGGTACCCCATTGTTAAAGTACCACTCCAAAGTACTTCCGATCTAATTTCTATACCAGGTAACCCCCTCCGTGTCCATGATATAATAAAATAAGGGTCGCTGTAAGGAACAAAATTACTTAAAATTTGATCCATATCAGTTTGAAACCGAGTCAATATACTAACAGAAACTTCTATGTTAACTGGTACTGGTTGTAAATTATGATCTGAAAGAGTTGTTGTTGCAGCTGCAGTAGCAGGATTAACTGCATATTGACCGTAAATTTTATTGAATACGCGGGGTTGATCTCTGCTTATACTTGTTATATTGAATGCTACTACTGGTAAAGTAAAGCTTTGTGCTTTGTCAACAAGATCAAATAAAACTCTTTGTTTAGGTGAATACACATACCGTACAGCTATATTATTGCCCACGTTACCATTACTATCATAACGTTTTACAATAGCCCCATCAAAAGCCTCTAAAAACATTGTTAAGAGGTCTTTGACTTCCCAGCTGTAGGTATAATTTTGCACTTATATACTTATACAATCCTATCAATAAAGTGTTTAGGTAATATTCTTTTGCAATCTATTATAGTTTTAGCGGATAAACCATCTAATATATAAGTTACACTTTCATCTTCAGAACTCCGAGTACATCTACCGCATGCTTGTACAAGCGCTATTAACATTCTCATACGATACCAATCAGGGTCTTCTTCAAATAATTTCTTAACTCGTTTACCACCTAACGAAGGATAAGGTAATTTTATAATAATCTGCCATTTACCTAAATCCCCCTTTAAATCTAAACCCATAGTTAAAGAAGGACTTACTAGAACAGTGTCATCTGGTCTTAACATATGCTCTTTGATAATATCTTCGTTAGTAGATCCTTCCTCTCTACACAGATACCGCTTACCTTTAAGTTTCTTCTGGATAGATTGAGTTATAAGAAAAGAATGGGTATGTATTATACCTTTCTCTCCTTTATGGTTATCTGCTAATGTACAAGCGATTTCTACCACCGGTGGTAAGTTCTTTTCCATTAGTTTATGATTTAATGGGTATTTAGTGTGGCAATAAATCGGGCTCTTCTTTGGGTCAAATGTAGACTCTATCTCTACGTATTCAAAGTCTGTAATGCCTAAAGTCTTTGCAAATATGTTCTTATCTACAATAGTAGCACTCATTAAGATTACTGTATCG